CGATGGCACTGAAAACAATATTGGTTTATCAGCCACTAACTCTGCAGTAAATGGATTAGAATACACGTTTCATTTTGAAAAAGAAAGATCTAGGGATGAGGTGTTTATTAATCATAGGTACTTTTTAAAGCACAGCGGCAAGTATCATGTAGTAAAATTAGAAAGTAGAAAACAAGGGCGCGTAGATTTTAATTACAAATCTGCAGAACTTAGAGCTAAACTTCCTATAGGTAAAAAATTTAGTATTTCTGGTGGCGCAATCTACCGTACACATGTACGTCCTTACGGATACAACCCGGTTGAAATTTGGCTAAACGAAACTAATAGTGAAAATCAAATTGTAAACCCCTGGTACACACTGGGTTTTCAATATGGTTATGATGATATTTACTACACACAAGAAGATCAGTTTGGAAATGAAATATCTGACTGGTACTGGATAAATCCTGAAGGAGAAACTGTGGCTCATACAGATTTAGAATTTCGTGACACTGTTTTTGCTGACCTAATGAACAGGTTTAACCATGAAGTTTGGGATGAGCTGGATACGTTTGGAGTGGTTAGTCCAATCGTAGGTTTTGACGTGTATCATTACAAGCGAAATTTTTGGCTTCACGCTTACGGTTCTTATTTATTACCTTATCACAAATACGTTCAAGGAGATGTTGATTTTAGTTATTTGAATCGAAATAATTGGGGTCTTGGAGGATTAATGCAAGACTCTGAATTAGAGCAGTGGGAGGATTGGCAAGTAGGCATGTCATTTGGCTGGAAACTTTCCAAAAGTGTTGGGCTGTTTGTTGAGGGAGAATATATAAAGTTTTGGGACTCGGAAATATATCAATCATCAGTCGGTTTAAACTTTAGACTGTAATGAATAAAATCCCCAACGATAAGTTATTGCACTTCTTTTGGGGAGGTGTTACGTCTTTTCCTTTAATATATTTATACCCAATTTACGGATTTATTTTTTCCGTAACTTTGTATGCAGCTAAAGAAGTCATTTATGATTGGTGGATGGGCAAGGGAAATCCAGAGTTTATGGATTTTATTTTTTCAAGTATACCGGCGGTGTTTTATATAATATTAAAATTAAATTTATGAATAGAATAAGTAAACATATAACATATGCGGAAGCTATACATTCTAATACTGCTAAAAGAAAAAAAATTGATAACACACCAAATCCTACTCAAATAGCATCAATGGCAACTGTAGCAGAAATGGTGTTTGAGCCATTAAGATCATGGGTTGGCGGCCCAATAAAAGTAAATTCTTTTTTTAGATCGACATCTTTAAATGAAGCAATTGGAGGAGTGAGCTCGAGTCAGCATTGTAAGGGACAAGCAATTGATTTAGATGATGTATATGGATACAAATCAAATGCTGAAATGTTTATGTATATAAGGGAGAATTTAGATTTCGACCAACTAATATGGGAATTTGGAACTGATATGAATCCTAATTGGATTCATGTATCATACGTTTCCAAAGATGAAAATAGAAACAGATGTTTAAAAGCATACAAGGAAGAAGGTAAAACAAAATATAAAGTAATATAAATGAGCGGATTTAGATTTGTAATATGGTTGTTAATTTTTTGGTTTGCTGCTAGCTGTAAGTCATATACTCCAGCTCCTCAAAATACTATAAAAGTTTTAGCGGTAACTCATGAGGGTGACACAATTCAGCTTGACGTCAATTCACTAAGACCTAGGGTGTATCAAAACATATATCATACTTATCCTTATTATCACAATTATTGGAATCCTTCCTCTTATTATTGGGGAGCATCTAACTATTATTATATTAGGCCTAAACCTCATGTAAATGTAAGCTTGCCTCAAGTAACTACACCAAATACTAAACCGACTGGAACATATAATAAACCAGCTAATGTAGGAACCGGCCCTTCATTGAGTCCTAGTTTATCTAGACCATCAAACAATAATAACAGCGGTGGTAATAAAAAAATAAATTAATATGAAATCTAAAAAACCATTCAAAGACACCAAGGTTGGCCAGTTTCTAACTGATAAAGTACCTAGTATATTAGGTGTAGTTGGAGATGTTTTACCTGACGCAGGTGTATTAGGTGTAGTGAAAGGTTTAATTGGTAATGAACCTTCTTTAACACCAGAAGATAAAGAAAAAGCAATGAAGCTTTTAGAGCTTGATATGATTGAGATGCAAGAAGTAAGCAAGCGTTGGGACTCAGATATGAAATCTGATTCTTGGTTAAGTAAGAATACTAGACCAATGACACTAATATATCTTACTGTTATTACATCTCTTTATATTGTATTAGACTCTCTTGATATTGCTTTTGATATAGATGAGAGTTGGGTAGAATTACTTAAGACACTCCTTGTTACTATTTACGTGGCTTATTTTGGATCACGTGGATTTGAGAAGTTTCAAACTATTAAAAAGTAATGGCAAGAAAAATAATAAATCCAATTGAGCATAAGAAAGCTAGAAAAAAAAGACCTGGCATACACGCTAAGACTAAAACTAGTAAATTAAAAAATAGTAAATTGTATAAAAAATTATATACAGGACAAGGATAATGGCAAAAAAAGGAAGAACAAAAGGAAATAAAATATGTCCAGCTGGAATTGCTTGGGCAAAAAGAACTTTCGATAGATACCCTTCAGCGTATGCAAATATGGCTGCAAGCAAATATTGTAAAGATCCAAATTACGCTAAAGGAACTAAAAAGAAAAAATAAAGATATGGCTTGTGAAGGATTAACAGGAAATGCGAAAAAAAAATGTATGAAAGCTTATGTTAAAGAAGCTAAAAGCATTTACCCTAGATTTAATGTAGAAAATGAAACTCTTGTTAAGAGTAGAAGTAATAATATTTCAGGAGCGATGCAAGATTCGCCTAAAGATAATGTAAAAGAACAAAAGGTTACAAAGAAAGGAAATCAATTTATAGTGAAAACTATTATTAAGAAACCAAGGAAAGTAAAATTAAAAGGAAGATAATAACAATTAAAAATTAGAAATTATGCTTAATGCTATACAAAAAGTAAAAAAGGCTATGGGTAGAAAGAATCCAAAGCTTTCACAAATGAGAAAGGCTAAATTAAATGAAGGATTTAAAAAGTTGCCTGAAAAAGTTCAAAAGAAAATAATGAAAGGTAAAAAACCTAAAATGGGAATGGTAAAGCCTGAGTTGTCTGAAAATAAAGTAGCAAGAAAGAAAAAAGCTATTGAAAGAAAAAAGAAGAATATTGTAAAAAAAGCTCAGAAAAAAATAGATGGTAAAAAAGTTTCTGACAAATTTTTTAAAAGAAAGCAAGGAGCTATTCTTAAAAAACAGCAAAAGATAAATGATTATTCACAATAATAATGGCTTTTAACTTAAAAAACATTTATGAAGTTTTCGGTCACAACAAACAATACTCCAACGGAGACAGGATTGTTGTGGAGAAAAAAATGTCTAAAAATGTTTTAGGTCAAATAAATCCTAACGGCGTTATTGAAATTAATAAAGACGCAACGCCAGCAAATAAACGTAAAGCTGTAAAGCACGAGCAAGTACACCTTGATCAAATCAGATTAGGGCTGTTACATTTCGATCATAATAATTATTATTATAGAGAAAGCATCACGGCGCCAATACAGCGTATACCGAGTAGTAAAATTAATACCTATGACAGAACTCTGCCATGGGAAATACAAGCGCATAATGGGAGAATTAAAAAAATGGGTTAAACAAAAGTGGGTTCGTATCGGTACCGATGGTAAAATCAAGGGGCCTTGTGGTACGTCTAAAAACAAAAAGAATCCAGATAGATGTCTTCCTTTAGCAAAAGCAAGGAGATTAAGTAAAAAGCAATTAGCAGCAACAGCTAAGAAAAAAAAGAGACAAGGCAGTGGTCGTCAATTTGTTTCTAACACTAGGGCTGCAAAAGTAAGAAACGCATAATATGGCTAGTAAAAAAAACATGCCTTGCAATAAAGTAAGGCGTTCTACAAGACCAGGTAAAAAGAAAATGGTAAAGGCTTGTGAGGGCGGTAGAGAAAAACTAATTCACTTTGGAGCTAAAGGTTATGGACATAATTATTCTGCAGCGGCAAGAAAAAGTTTTAGAGCTAGACATAAGTGTGGAACAGCTAAATCAAAACTAACAGCTAGGTACTGGGCATGTAAAAAATTATGGGCAGGTAAAGGCGGTAGCACCAAGTCAAGTCCTAAAAGCAGACAAGGAAAATATTAGTATATTTGTAAAATATTTAAAACATTAAAAAATAAACCATGGCAATAATTCCTAAAGAACAAAAATTTCACACAGTATCATCTACTGTAGACACAACTGACAGAGGATCAGCAGAGTTTCAATCTCAAAGAGAAGTTTATACAATGCAAGACGTTATAGATAGTGTTTCTGCAGGCGGCAGTTCAACAGATTTAAAAAAAGCAACAGTAACATTATCAGCCTCTCAATTACTTAGTTTAAATGGCGGGGGAACTTTATCGTTAATTCCTGCACCCGGCGCCGGTAAATTAATAGCTGTAATGAATGTAGTTTATAAATTAGACTTCAACTCAGTTCAGTATAATTTTGCAGGAGCTTTAGGCGAAATAATACAATTTTACATAGGAACAGATCCCTCAAGGAATATAGTATTTAGTGTATTTAATGCAGCTGTTGATCAATACGGAAGTCTTGATTTTCCAATGTCAGGCTCAAACACTGATATTCAGCCAAATGTTCCTTTTACCCTTCAAGCTTCCTCAGGGGTATCAGTATCCCAAGGAGATTCACCCTTTATAATTGAGATTCTTTATAGAGAAGTAACTATTTAAATAAATAAACAATGGCGATTATACCAGTAGGACAAAAATTTCACACACTAACTTCATCAACAGTTACTTCAGACTTAGGATCTGCAAGAGCAAATAGCGGTAGAGAAGTCTACACAATGCAGGACATAATTAATACTGTGTCTGCAACCGGCGGATCAATTGATGGATCTGGTGTGCAATATGCACTACCTGTATTTACAGATACTAACACTATAACTAATCTTGCAATAGGTACAGCAGGACAAGTATTAACTTCAAATGGAGCAGGAGCCAACCCTTCATTTCAAACACTATCACTTAGTGCATACGTTCCTTTTGTAGATGGTACTGATAGATTAGTTAGAGCTGAAACCTTCAATTTTGGAGCTGGAGTTTTTGGTAATACAAGTTTAGGATTTCAAGCTCTTCAAAATGTACCAAGTGGAGACGTACAGAATAATGTTGTAATAGGTTATGAAGCTGGTAAAAGTCTTACTAATGCGGAAAAAAATGTTATAATAGGAAGTAAAGCCGCAGATGCAATGACTCTTGGAGATTTCAATGTAATTATAGGATATGAGGCGGCTGGATTTAGCAATTTTACAGGTCAGAAGAATGTACTTGTTGGTAGAAATGCAGGTTTTGCAATGTCATCAGGTGAAAGTAATGTAGCTATTGGAGACAGGGCTTTAGAAAATGAATCCACTAAGAATGGAAGTGTTGCGGTTGGTCATAATGCTTTAGGCCTTCAAGTTGGAACTTCAAATCCATTTAACGTGGCTGTAGGTTTCGATACTGGTAAGAAAATTTCATCAGGTATTCATAATACACTTTTAGGTGGTAAAGCCGGAGCAACTGGCACTAATGATTTAACTACCGGCAGCAATAATACTATTATAGGCTATAGTGCTGCTGCAACTTCAGCATCAGTTAGTAACGAAATTACTTTAGGTAATTCAAGTGTTGGTGTGTTAAGGTGTGCTGTAACTTCTATAACTGCTTTATCAGATGAAAGAGATAAAACAGAAATAGTTGATTTAGATACAGGATTAGACACGGTAATGGCATTAAAACCTAGAAAATTTGTTTGGAACAATAGAGCTGAAATTAGAACTGAAAAAGATGAAGATGGAAACCTAGTAGAAGTTGAATACTTTAGTGCAAATAAAGGAAAGAAAGATTTTGGTTTTATTGCACAGGAAGTTAAAGAACTAGATAGCGACACATTAAGATTAGTATATGACGAAAATCCTGATAAATTAGAAATGAGTTACGGTAAATTAGTACCCATACTAGTTAAAGCAATTCAAGAATTAAAAGAACAACTAGACAATAAACAAGATAAATAGTAAAGGGAAATAACAATTTAAATAAATAATACGTAACTTTGAAAAAAATAATTAAATACAAATAAAATGAGTGAACAAGTAAAAAAAGTAAGCGAAGAACATTTAAGTAAACTTCAAGAATTAAACCAAAATTTTGCCAATCTTCATAAACAAGTTGGAGATTTAGAAGTAAGAAAACATCAAGTGCTAGGCGCACGTCTTTTGAAGCTGAGTTGATTAAACAATACGGTGACAATGTAGTTATTAATTTGGAGAGCGGCGAGATAAAAGACAAACCAGAAGATGGCGAAGATAAGTAATTTAATAGCCTATCCTACCGTTGCACCGCAACTAGGGGATTATGTAATAGGTACAGATACATCAAACAGCAATGAGACAGTAAACTTTACACTACAGTCTATTGCAAATATAATCCCAGCGGACACACTTGCAGAAGTTTTGGCAGCGGGAAATACTGCTACCAATGACATAAACTTAACAGGCAATATTACTTTAATAGGAAATCTTTCCACCTCAGGCACAATTGCTGATAGCAGTGGTGATGTAGGTACATCAGGTCAGGTTTTATCTTCAACAGGCACTGGAACAAATTGGGTAGACAATGTAGACGGTTCCGGTACATTAAACACTTTAGCTAAATGGACTCCTGATGGCAACACATTGGGTGATAGTTCTATAACCGACGATGGTACAAGCGTTATTGTTGCAAACGATATATATCTACAAGGAAGTACAATTCACATTGGTAATGCAGTAACTGATTCAGCTATTGTAAACGGAACAATGACATTCCAACAAAATGCAAGGTTTAATTCCACAGTTCAAGACACTGGTGGAAACGCTGGTGGAAACGGTCAGATTTTATCCTCTACTGTAACAGGTGTATCCTGGGTAGATCAACTACCATCGGGATTAAATTTTCAAGGATCTTGGAATGCAGCAACCAATACACCAGCTCTCGCATCAGGAGTAGGGGTTCAGGGTTATTACTACATTGTAGGAACTCCAGGTACTACAAATCTAGATGGAAATAACAGTTGGCAAACAGGGGACTGGGCTATATTTAACGGTACTGTCTGGCAAGAAATTGACAATCAAAATATATTTTCTGGCTCTGGTACTACAAACACTTTAACTAAATGGACAGGAACTCAGTCTTTAGGAAATAGTTCTATTACAGATGACGGCACAAGTGTTATCGTTGCTAATGATACGTATCTACAAGGAAGCACAATTCAGATAGGTAATGCGTCAACAGATTCAGCTGTTGTAAACGCAGTATCAACTTTTCAAGCAAACGCTAGATTCAATTCCACCATGCAGGACGCGGGCGGTCAACCTGGGACTTCTGGTCAAGTATTATCTAGCACAGGGACTTCAGTTTTATGGAAAAATGTAGTGGATGGTAGTGGAACAGCAAACAAAATTCCAAAATGGTTAGACTCTGACACCTTAACCGATAGTGGCATATCTGATGTCGCAGGAGCTATATCTATTTCAGGAAGTTCATTGGCTTCAACACTTAATGGTAATATACAGTTTATAAGTAACACAGGTTTTTTCACTGTCAGTAGTAATCAAGATGCTAATATTGATGCTGCAACCGAGATTAATTTAAATAGAAATAATTTAACTAGTGACATTGGTGTGTGGGGGCCAGCTATTTTTGAAAATAGCGCATACTTTAAATCAACAATAAAAGACGGCACAAATGCGGTAGGAACAGCGGGACAAATATTGTCTTCAACAGGCACGGGTGTTCAGTGGATTAATAATTCATCTTCATCATCATTGCCGTTAGCAGACGGAACAAGAATGGTTCAAGTTTCTGTTACGTCAGCGCAAATATTAAACATGAACAGTGTTCCTGTAGTTTTACTTGCTAGCCCGGGAGTAAATAAAATACTTTGCGTGGATTCATTGTTGGTAAAATATAATCGTGTAACATCTGATTACTCAAATTTAGTTCTTCCATCAGTAGATTATCAGGTGGCATCCAGTGGAATTACATTTGCTTCAGCAAGCAACGCTTTACAAAACATGATGAGTGTAGGCGCTAGCACCTGGTATAAATATACAAAAACTCAGACTCAACTTTTAGAAGATGCTCAGATAGTACTTACTGCATTTCAAAATCCAACTGGTGGGGACAGTACAATGTTGTTCAACATTAAATACAGAATTTTTAATTCTTCTGATTTAACAGTAGACTTAACATAGGGATAGTTAAATAAAATTTAATTTATTATGGATATTAGAAAAATCTCCATAGGTGCTGACTATAAGTCAAGCTCTATGCATTACTTAGTAGGCCAATCTATATTAAACGGAAGCTACACAATACATTTAATTCAACAAGACTTATCAAATAATTCAATTAAAATTTGGATTGAAAAAAATAATGAGGTATTATTATGGAAGGAATTTAATTCCAACATGCCAATGGCCATTGAATATAATATAAACTTTTAATGAAGTCTCCACACTATTTTATTGTAAAACCTGTTAAGGGTAGAAGATATGATAATATAAAAAACATAGGAGGGATTGATTTTTATACAAGCGTTTCTCAAGAAGATCATAGTGCATCCAATAGATTTGCAGAGGTCGTAAGTTGTCCTTTAAATTATACTGGTGAAATACAAGCCGAAGATATATTGCTGGTACACCACAATGTTTTTAAAATATATTACGACATGAAAGGTCGAGAAAAAAGTGGTAGAAGTTTTTTTAAAGACGACTTGTTTTTTATTGATTATGATCAATTTTATATGTATTATCATAACGGCAAATGGCAAACACATTCTAAGTATTGCTTTATAAAACCGGTTCCTGTAAGAAAATCGATTATTATGAAGCCGGTTGAAGAGGAGCCTTTAGTGGGTATTATAAAATACACAAACACAAAACTAACTGAACTAGGTGTAAAAGAAAACGATGAAGTGGTTTTTGAACCTGAATGCGAATATCCATTTTACATTAACGGAGAAAAACTTTACAGAATGTTTTGGAACAACATAACAATGGTATTATGAAAAGTTCAAAAGATTTAAAGATAGAAATAATTAGCGCAGGCAGAGAGGCTGTAGCACAATTAATAAAGGTTGCTAAAGAAGATATTATTAAATATGATAAGGATGATGAGTTAGCGGCTGACAGGTTAAAGAATGCTGCGGCTACAAAAAAACTAGCTATATTCGATGCGTTTGAAATACTTACAAGAATAGAATTAGAAAAAGATTTACTAAACGGAGTTGAAAAAGTAGAAGAAAAATCAAGACAAGGATTTGCAGAAAGACGATCAAAATAAATTATATACAGTTGTAAAAAACCACGTATCCAAACAATCTATGTTGAAAATGAATCAACATAAGTCTTGGCAGTACGGGTATAATCCAAATCATGATTTGGTTGTTATAAGCAAAGACGGAACTGTTGGTGAAATATATGACATTAATGGGTTATTAATAGGGTTGCCTAAAGCCCCTAAGATAATACATAAAAACTCTAAAAAAACAACAGATCAATATTGGGTTGCCGCGGAATATCCAAAAGCTTTATCTAGAATTAATTCTATTTTTCAATGGCATGAAATGACTACTCAGTTTAAAAATGAGTGGGTTGATTACATTGAAACAGAATTCGATAGAAGGGAAGAAGGTTATTGGTTTTATAACAACGGAACACCCATCTATATAACCGGTACTCATTACATGTATTTGCAGTGGACTAAAATAGATATTGGTAAACCCGAGTTTAGAGAAGCTAACAGAATATTTTATATTTTTTGGGAAGCGTGTAAGGCTGATAAAAGAAGTTTTGGCATGTGTTATTTAAAAATAAGACGTTCAGGTTTTTCGTTTATGGGTTCTTGCGAAGCCGTTAACACTGCTACAATTAGCAAGGATGCAAGAATAGGTATACTTTCTAAAACAGGATCCGATGCCAAAAAAATGTTTACTGATAAAGTTGTGCCAATATCAAACAACTATCCTTTCTTTTTCAAGCCCATACAAGATGGTATGGATAGACCAAAAACAGAGTTGGCATACAGAGTACCTGCCTCCAAGATTACAAAAAAAAATATGTTTGAAACTGAAGAGGAGGAGCTAGAGGGATTAGATACAACAATTGACTGGAAGAACACGGCCGACAATAGTTATGATGGTGAAAAATTAAAGTTGCTAATACATGATGAATCAGGTAAATGGTTAAAACCTGACAACATTATTAACAACTGGAATGTAACGAAAACATGTTTGAGGCTGGGTAGTAAGATTATTGGTAAATGTATGATGGGATCAACATCTAATGCTTTAGACAAAGGTGGTGAAAATTTTAAGAAATTATTTTATGATTCTGATGTAAAAAATAGAAATCAAAATGGTCAAACAAAAAGCGGGTTATATAATTTGTTTGTTCCTATGGAATGGAACTTTGAAGGATATATTGATAAATATGGAATGCCTGTTTTTAAAACACCAATCAAAGCTGTCGAGGGATCTGACGGAGAATTTATATATCAAGGCGCTATTGATTATTGGGAAAACGAAGTAGATTCGTTAAAGAAAGATGCTGATGTTTTAAATGAATTTTATAGACAATTTCCAAGAACAGATTCTCATGCCTTTAGAGATGAAAGTAAACAGTCATTGTTTAACCTAACTAAAATTTATCAGCAGATAGATTATAATGATTCTTTAATTAAAGAGCATTATTTAACTAGAGGTAGATTTAGCTGGAAAGACGGAATCAAAGATTCAAAAGTAATATGGTCACCTGACACAAGAGGTAGATTTTTAATTTCCTGGATACCAGAAAAAAACTTACAAAATTGTAGGTTAAATCAAAATGGAAAGTATGCACCAGGCAATGAACATTTAGGTAGTTTTGGGTGTGACTCATATGATATATCTGGAACAGTAGGAGGCGGAGGATCAAATGGTGCATTACACGGATTAACTAAATTTAATATGGACAATGCCCCTAGCAATGAATTTTTTTTAGAATACGTAGCAAGACCGCAAACTGCAGAATTATTTTTTGAAGATGTATTAATGGCTTGTGTTTTTTACGGAATGCCTATTTTAGTAGAAAATAATAAACCTAGATTATTGTATCATTTTAAAAATAGAGGGTATAGAAAATATTGTATGAATCGACCAGATAAAGTGTACAACAAACTTTCTAAGTCTGAAAAAGAAATAGGAGGTATACCTAACTCTTCAGAGGAAGTAAAGCAGGCGCATGCAAGCGCTATTGAAAGTTATATAGAAAAGTATGTGGGTATGGATATGGATGGGACATTTAGAGATAAATTAGACATGGGGACTATGTATTTTAATAGAACATTAGAAGACTGGGCTAGGTTCAATATTAACAATAGAACTAAGTTTGACGCAACTATAAGTTCAGGTTTGGCTATTATGGCTAATCAAAAACACTTATATACACCTCAAAAAAAAGAGTCAAAAATAAAGATTAACTTTGCAAGATATAATAACAAGGGAATATATAGCGAAATACGTACTTAATGGTAGATGTAAAAATTGATATAAACCCAGCGGGGTTTCCGGATTTATTTGTTTCTGATAGTGAAAAAGATACAGTAGAGTACGGACTACAGATTGGTCAAGCAATTCAATACGAATGGTTTCGTAAAGATAGTAGCACGTGTAGGTTTTACTCTCAGTGGAGAGATTACCATAGATTAAGGTTATATGCAAGAGGAGAACAGTCAGTTCAAAAATACAAAAATGAATTAGCAATAGATGGTGATTTAAGTTACTTAAACTTAGATTGGACACCTGTACCTATCATTCCAAAATTTGTAGACATTGTTGTTAACGGAATGTCTGATAGGTTGTTTAAGGTTCAAGCGTACGCACAAGACGCTTTGTCTGCAGAAAATAGATCTTCATTTCAAGACATGATAGAAGCAGATATGGTTGCTAAACCTATCCTTACTCAAATACAAAAAGGTTTTGGTGTAAATCCTTTTGCTACAGATCCAGACGAACTTCCAAACAATGATGAAGAGTTAGCTCTTTACATGCAATTAAACTACAAACCTGGTATTGAGATAGCTGAAGAAGAAGCTATCAATACTTTGTTTGAAGAAAACCATTATTCACATATCAGGAAAAGAGTAGATTATGATATTACAGTATTAGGAATAGGTATCACTAAACAATATTTTTTACCAGGTGAAGGTGTTAAAATAGATTATGTTGATCCTGCAAACGTAGTTTATAGTTATACAGAAGATCCGTATTTCAAAGATTGTTTTTATTGGGGTGAAATAAAAACTGTTCCAATGACAGAGCTACCTAAAATAGATCCTACATTAACAAATGAAGATTTAGAAGAAATATCAAAGTACAGTCAAGCTTGGTATGATTATTACAATGTGGCTCAGTTTTATGAAAACAGTATTTTTTACAGAGACACTGCAACATTATTATATTTTAACTACAAAACTACAAACTCAATTGTATACAAGAAAAAGAAATTAGATGGCGGCGGATCAAGGGTAATTGAAAAAGATGATCAATTTAACCCTCCAGAAGAAATGATGGAGGAAGGAAACTTTGAAAAAGTTGAAAAGAAAATAGATGTGTGGTATGAGGGTGTTATGGTGATGGGGACAAATATAATGCTTCAGTGGAAGAAAATGGAAAATATGGTTAGACCTCAGTCTGCTTCTCAGCACGCTATGCCTAACTATATTGCCTGCGCCCCAAGAATGTATAAAGGAGTTATAGAATCATTAGTAAGAAGAATGATTACGTTTGCTGATTTAATACAAATGACACATTTAAAATTGCAGCAAGTTATTGCAAGAACAGTGCCAGATGGTGTTTTTATAGATGCAGATGGATTAAATGAAGTTGATTTAGGAACTGGAAACGCATACAATCCTGAAGATGCTTTAAGATTATATTTTCAAACTGGTAGTGTTGTGGGTAGAAGTTATACTCAAGACGGGGAGTTTAACAACGCCAGAGTGCCAATTCAGCAACTTACATCAAGCAGCGGTCAAGGTAAAATAAATAGTCTTGTGGGTACATACAATCATTACATGGACATGCTTAGAAGTGTAACAGGATTAAATGAAGCTAGAGATGGAACTAAACCAGATCCGTACGCATTAGTCGGCGTACAAAAACTAGCAGCTTTAAACTCAAATACCGCCACTAGACACATACTGCAAGGGAGTCTTTACATCACTCAAACATTAGCAGAAGCTTTGTCTATTAGAATTGCAGACATTTTAGAATACGCAGATTTTAAAGAAGAATTTAAAATGCAGATTGGAAAATATAATGTTGGAATTCTTGAAGAAATAAAAGATCTTTATATTTATGATTTTGGAATATTCATAGAGGTGGCTCCTGATGAAGAAGAAAAAGCGCAGCTTGAGCAAAACATACAAATGGCGTTATCTAAAAATGATATAAACTTAGAAGATGCAATAGACATTAGAGAGTTAAAAAATATAAAACTAGCCAATCAATTATTAAAAGTAAAAAGACAAAAGAAACAAGAAAAAGATCAGCAGTTTGCAATGACGCAAAAACAAATGGATGCTCAAACAAAAATGCAGGTGCAGCAAATGCAGTCGGAACAGGAAATGAGAAAAATACAAATGGAAGCTCAAGTTCAAATGCAAGCTAAACAAGCCGAAGTGGCTTTTGATATTGAAAAGTTAAAAAACGAAGCGATGTTGAAACGTGAACTAATGCAGGTAGAGTTTGATTTTAATATGCAGTTAAAAGGCAAAGAAGAACAAGCAATCGACAAAAGAGAAAAAGAAAGAGAAAAAGCTAAGAACAAAAGAATTAGCCAAGCTAATACTGAGCAATCTCAATTAATACAACAAAGAAAAAATAACTTACCTCCGATTAGTTTTGAGTCAAATGAAGATACCCTAGATGGTTTTGACTTGGCTGAATTTGAACCAAGATAATGTTTGAAAATTTTAATATTGAAAAATACAAACAGATTTCTTTACCTAAAGATAATTCTTTAAGAACACTAGGTGAAATAAAAAAACTAAAATTGATGCCATTAAACACAACTCTACCACATAAATATGATGATATAAAAAATGTGTTTCAAAATATTTTTTCATATCGTATAGAATCTTATCCATATAGGGTAGTAGAAAAGTTGATAAATGAATCCGAGCCTATAATTAAGAAAATTAAAAATTATCATAAACGACCAAGACCTAATGTAAATGCAAAAAAATTTAATATTGATTTAGATTATGTAAAAATGAAAACCGCTCAAACCCCTGCATTTCCATCAGGCCATTCAGCACAATCAAAATTGGTGTCACTTGCGTTAACAGACATCTACCCTCATTTAAAAAAACATTTTGATAAAGCAGCTGAAAATATATCTAATAGCAGAATAGTTGCAAGAGTGCACTATGAATCAGATAAAACAGCGGGAGAAAAATTAGGAATAGATCTTTATAACCATATAAAGCATCTTAAATATATTTAGAATTATTGTTTAACTTTGTAAAAAATTAAATCAAATGGAAATTAAAGTAAGAGATTTAGGCGAACTAGAGTCTAAATCAACACAAGAATGATGGCGTGGAGCGCGTTAATCTTCAAGAAGCTCCGGCAAAAGAAGAAAAAGTAGTTGAAGAAAAAATTGAAGAACCTGTAATAGAAACTCCAGAGGTTTCTGTACCAGAAATGTCAGAGAGTGATGTTCTTTCATATATTACAAATAAATACGGTGAAGAAGTGTCTTCACTGGATGACTTCATTGTAAAGCGAAATACATCTGAAGAATTACCAGAAGATGTAAAAGCTTACTTTGAGTACAAAAAAGAAACAGGTAGGAGTATTGGTGATTTTGTAAAATTACAACAAGATTACGATTCTATGAATCCTGATTCTTTAATTGCTAGTTATTATTCTGCAACCGAAGAAGGTTTAGATTCTGAAGATATTCAATATCTAATGGATGATAAATTTGGTTACGACGAAGACTTAGATGATGAAAAAGAAAAAAAGAAAAAACAATTAGCAAAAAAAAGAGAGCTATCTAAAGCTAAGAAATACTTTAAAGAGCAAAAAGAAAAATACAAACTACCTCTTGAGTCAAGAGAAGTTGTTTCTGAAAGCAATAAAAAGGAAGTCGAAGCTTATAGGAAGTACATAGAAGAAAACGCTGTTTATGAAAAAGAAGCAGCAAAGAAGCTACAGTGGTTTAAAGAGGAAACTAATAAAGTCTTTAATAAAGATTTCAAAGGTTTTGAGTTTGTTATTAACGATAAGAAAATTTCTTATTTGCCTGGATCTGTAGAGGATGTTAAACTGAGTCAATCGTCTATTGAGAATTTTATTCAAAGATATGTTGACGATAGAGGTTTGGTAAAAAACACCGATCAGTATCATAGGGCTTTATCTATGGCAATGAATCCAGATAAGTACGCTAAGTTCTTTTACGAGCAAGGCAAGGCGGATGCAGTAGACAATATATCCAAAAAAACTAAAAATATAAATATGGATGTAAGGTCAACTCCACAAGTCACATCAAAATCTGGCTTCAAAGTAAGATCATTAAATCAAGACTCAGGTCGAGGTTTGAAGATCAGGAGTATAAAAAAAAGTAATTAATAACAATTTAAAAATTAAAAATTATGGCTGGTTCAGTTAAAGCTACTCCTACTTTTGCATTACAACCTAGTGCAGAAAGAGTAGCCGTACAATCAAACTACATAACTAACTTTAACTTCTTAAATCAGTATCTACCGGATACTTATGAAAAGGAGTTTGAAAGATACGGGAATAGAACAGTGGCATCATTCTTAAGAATGGTAGGCGCTGAAATGCCTTCTAACTCTGACCTTATCAAATGGGCAGAGCAAGGAAGATTACACACTAAATACAGTAACGTAACTTCAGGTGCAGCAGCAGCTCAAGACGTAGCTACATTAACAGTCAATGACGTACTTGTACCAGGTACAGGTGGCATTGCTATTAGAGTAGGTCAAACGTTTATGTTGTCTGACAGCTCAATTGGTTCTACTAACAGTAACAAAGGTATCGTTACTGCAGTAAACTATGGAGCAGGTACTATTGATGTTGCATATTACGAAGCAGGTGGTCAGACAATGGCTGCAGGTGTACAGTGTTCATTATTTATTTATGGTTCTGAATTCCAAAAAGGATCAGTTGCTATGGCAAATTCATTAGAAGCTGACGACGTTATCTTCCAGAATAGCCCAATCATTATCAAAGATCTTTACGAAGTATCTGGTTCTGATATGGCTCAAATTGGATGGATCGAAGTTACTACTGAAAACGGAGCAACAGGATACTTATGGTATTTAAAATCAGAGCATGAAACAAGATTAAGATTCGAGGATTA